GACGTACACTTAGATGGTAAAGGTGTAAGCCTATGGCCTAATAGCACTTATCGTGGTAGAGAAGGTGAGTTCAATGTAAGCAATGAGTATTATAAAGAAGCTATTCAAGATGATGATAGAAGACCACTCGTTGGTGTTCACCCAATTGATGGTAAAGAGTATTTGTATTTTCTTATTCAATATTTGAAAGAAGCATATATAGGTAATAAACAATTAGATATTAAAGAATTTTATGCTGACTTATATCCAAAAGTATTTATACACGATAAAAGTAGTGAGATACATTTAATAGATTATTGGGGTTGTAATACTGGTTATGACGCTGACGACCCTGACGGAGATTTTCAGTTAAGAAATATAAGAGCGGGTGATATTAGTTTAAACACAGAATTAGATATTAGAAAATGGAATATTATGACGGATACATTGGAATACGATTATAAAGGCGTTGTAATGAACCTTTTAAGTAATTATAACGTTCAGTTAGTAGTAGGACAATTGGACGATTTTGGAGAACAAGCAATATTTCCATTTTGTCCGTATGGTAATATGAATGTATCATTAGGTTTTCCAAGTAGAGCATATGTAGACGTTGGAACAAATAGCGTAGGAACACAGAGCGGAAGAAAAACAATATATATAAGTGATAGTGTCCCCGCAATAGACGATACTAAATCTATGTTTATAAGATTAGATAATTTCACTAATAATTCATTTAACGCACATACTCATAACCCTTCTAAAATATTATATCATTTCCCCCGTTTTGATACGTCTGGAAGAGATAGTGGTTATGCACTATTTTACGAACCTGCAAACCTTAATTATATACCATTTAAAAATACAGATATAATGAAGGTTAATGAACTCGCTTTATCTATTGTTGATATAGACGAGAAAGTTGTTGTTAATATGACGGGTCAAACTATAATATGTTTATCTATTAGAAAATGTCCCAAATTGTAATTGCATGGTTTTAGAAACTTTAAGAAACTTATAGAAACTTATAGAAAACTTTTAAAAATTATCTTTTAATATTATTTTCTATTAATTAGTATAAAACATATGGATTTTATACCTGATATTATTGAAGAAAGTGAACCTGAAATTGAACCAGAAGAAGAAGAAGATAATGATATAATACCTGAACCAATCGATAAAAAAATATCTTTTGAAGAGGAAGATATATTTAAAAATAAACCACCTAAAATAAAAGAGGTTATAGAAGATACTGAACCTGAAACACCTAAACCAATTAAAAAGAAACGTGTTATGACGGAGGAACATAAACAAAAATTAGCATTAGCAAGAGACAAAGCATTAATAACACGTAGAAAGAATGCATTATTAAAAAAAGAAGAAAAAGATTTAAAAAAACAATTGAAAGAAAAAGAATTAAATGATTTACGTGATAAGGTTAAACCAAAAACAAAACAAGAACCACAACCAGAACCAGAACCAGAAAGAGAATTAATTACAGGAGGGTTATTGAATGATATGAAAAAAGATTATAATAAACAATATACACAAAAAGAAATTGAAAATATTTCATGCAACGCAATAATGAATTATGAAAAGATTAGAAAAGAAAGAAAACAAAAAAAACAGGCACAGAAAGAAATACAAAAAGAAGAAGAGAAGGTTAGACAAATAGTTTTACAGAAAGTCCAAGCAGATACATATTCTACTGGTGGTTTCTATGATAATTGTTTTTAACTATTACGGGGATAAAAAAATATCCATTCTGTTTTTTTTTTACTTTTTTCTAATAAAATTACAAAACGGATACGATTAAATTAAATTAATAAAATTAATTAATTTAAAATTATTTTCTGGATATTATATATAATATGGTTAAAGTATTAGAATTGTTTTCTGGAACTCATAGTGTAGGTAAAGTATGTGAAGAATTAGGGTATGAAGTAGTATCATTAGATATGGTATTACCTGCGGATATTCAATGTAATATAATGGATTGGGATTATAAGAAAGATTATAAACCTGGTGATTTTGATATTGTTTGGGGTTCTCCACCATGCACGGAATATAGTGCACTAAAAAATTGTTGGTTAGGTAGGAAATTAAAATCTGGTGAAATATTTACAAGGGAACAAATGGAAATAAATAAATTAGAAGCAGATAAATTAGTATTAAGAGTTTTTGAAATTATTGATTATTTTAAACCGACTGATTGGTATATGGAAAATCCAGGAGCGAAACAAGGTTTAAAGAGTAGAGAAATTATGAAAGATAAAAAGTTTACTGATTGTGATTATTGTATGTATAGTGATTGGGGATATAAAAAGAGAACTGCGTTTTGGTCTAATAAAGATTTAAAATTAAATTGTTGTAATGGTAAATGTGGTAATATTGTTATAACAGAGGATAAAAATAAAATCCATGCAATCAATTTAGGTGGTATGGATAATCATATTAGGATAAAACATAAAAAAAACTTAAATGATTTTGGTGGTGGTTCAACTATAACAAAAAAAGATATGGATAAAATAGGTAAGCAAACAAATAGAATAGATAGATATAGAATACCTCATTCATTAATTAAAGATATGTTTTTACAATAATTTTTATATTTACTATTATAAATGCGTATGTATGATTTTTTATTTTTAAGATTTCTATGTATGTTTTTAAGATTTTTAAATGTATTTTCTAAAAATTGACTTTTTTTAACATTTTCTCTGTATAACACCTTGATTTTTTTTTTTACGTCATAAAACTTTTTTCTATAACTTTTTTTCTCTATATAAACAAGTAGCAGAAAAAAACAGCATAATTCAAGATTTATTTTAATTTAAAAAATATAACTTTAAAATTAAATATATTATATTAATATAAAATGGAAAGTTCTAAACCATGCAAAAAAGAAAAAAAAGGATTGAAAGTTTTAAGAGTTAATGACGAAAATGAAAGTGATAAATATAAACCTCTACACCCTTACTTACCACAACCTCCATTTTTACTTTTGGGGATAGGTTCAGTGCGTTCAGGCAAAACAAATACTTTAATTAATATGTTGCGTAATGAGGATATGTATGGAAAAGATTATTTCCAGGATACATTGATTATAAGTAATACGATAAACAACGATACAAAAGGAAAATATTTAAAAGACGCATTTAGAGTTGAAGACCATTATGAAGATAGAATGATTAAGGATTTAGTTAATTCACAGAAGAGTTATAAACGTGAAGAAGCACCAACAACATTATTGGTTTTAGACGATATAATAAATAGAGATTTTACAAAAAATAATGAAGTTAGTTTTTTAGCAAGTAGATTTCGGCACTATGAATTAAGTATTATGATTTTTACTCAATCATTCAGGGCAGTATCACCAATCATAAGAACGAATGCAACAGATATATTAATTTTTAGACAACAGAGTAGTAAGGAAATGGAAAAAGTTATTGAAGAATACCACGACCTCGCCCATAGTGAAGAACAATTTTTAAAATATTATCATATCGCTCATAACGAACCATATTCATTTTTATATATAGACGCACAAGAAAACCCTGCACGTTTTTATAAATCTTTTGAAGAACTCATTGGAATTGGTAAAGATTTAGTTTATAAAGGTGATATAAAAGAAGAAGAAGAAGAACCATTTGAAAAAGAACTTTAATTAATTAATGACTTTATATTATAAAATATTTCTTCAATATAATCTTCTATTTCAGGGGTTAGTTCAGTTATATTATATTTACATGCAATATATTCCTGGATAGTTTCTTTAATAGTTTCTTCAATATTATTCATTTTATTATATATTAGATAAAAATTATATTTATTTAATTTTACCGATTTTTTATTTTTTTCTTTTATATAATTATAAAAATGGATAGTTTAGGATTAAGTAATGCATTAGAACAACAAGCAAACCTCACACAGAACGCAACACAAATGAATAATTTTATTAACGAACAAAATGGAGTTGCAATGCAAGATTATCACCAACAGATTTTTAATAAGAAATCAACCGACCACCACGAAACCGAAACTCAACTTGCAAAGATAGGTGCGTATGGTATGGACGGAGTTGCAAAGTTAGAAAATTATAGAGAAGCAATTAAATCTGGTAAAATTGTTGGAGGTGCGGGGAACTCATTAACAGCACAGAGATTAGGTAAAATTGCAAAAGGAGATTTTAGTGATTTAGATTTTAGTAAAACAGGTAAAGGATTAAAGGCAGACGACCCTGTATTGAAAGGTGTTGAAACGGCACAAGATAGTTTAGGAGACGCAACAGAAGAAGAGAAAGGAGGTAAATTATTATTAGGAACAGAAACCGAAGGAGTAGATATAGGTAAAAAAATAGGTTCTGGTATTGAGGGTTATGTAGAGAAACCATTAACCAGTAAAATATTAGGTGTATCAGGTCAAGGTGAGAGTTTTTTAGAAACAGCAACAAGAGAAGCAACGGGGGAAATATTAAAAACACCAGCAATGAAAGGAGCGTCCACATTAGAAAAATTAGGTTCGGGGGTTGAAGGAACACTTGAAGGAGGAACTGGAATAGTTAAAAGTATTGGTAAAGCAGGTAGCATGAGTAAATCAGTTTTAGAAGGTGTAGGAAGGACAGCAGGAGGTTTAATGAGTGCAGCAATGTTAGGGGACGATATATATAATCAAGTATCTAATAAAAAGTTTTTCACAGGAGATAATACAGGTGAAAAAATCGGTAATTTTTCGAATGAAGTTGGTTCTGTTATGGATTTGGCGGGTGCGGCAACGGGAGACCCTTTTTTAGTTATGGCGGGGGTTGGTGTAGGTGCAATGGGTTCTGTTGTTAGTGAAATATCAGGATTATTCCACCACAATACAGACGAGAAACAAGCAGCAATAGATTTAAAACCAGTAGCAAAAGGAGAAGTAGCAGCACAAAATATAGTAGGTTCAGGCATGGTTGCAGAAAGTTCAAAATCAACATTAAATTAATATTATTTTTTTAGTATCCATTTTGTTATTTTATTAATATTAAATATTTATTTTTACAGAATGGATATTTTTTTTTAAATTAATTTTTTTATTTTATTTTTTATATAATATATATTATAAAAAAATGAGTTCAAGAAATCTGGAAATATTACCAAGCAACAAAACAACTGACGGCACTTATTCATATAGAAACGGACAAGCACAAATTACGTTTGATATACCAGCGGGGGCATATTTACTTGACCCTGATAGTTTAAGAATTGCAGGAGATTTTATTGTATATAAAGATAGTGCAACACCCCCGACTAACATTGCAACAAATGGAACTGATAGATTATCAATGAATAATAGATTAGGTGTATATTCTGCGTTTCAGCAATTAATTTGGAAATCTGGTAAACACCATTCGGTTTTAGAACATAATAGACATTATAATAGGTGGTTAAGTTCATACTTATCTTTAACCTCCAACGTAAGCGAACAGATTGGATTTTTAGGTGAACTTGCATTAACCATGCCGAATTATCAAACATTTAAAAGAAGTGTAGTTGATAAAAACCTTGCTAATTCATTCTGCACTCACCTGCCGTGTGGGATTATGAATGGTGGACGTGCTATTAATATAATGCCGAATGCCCTGGGGGGATTGCAGTTAACGATAATGTTGGAAAATGACGCACAGGTATTTCAAGTAAATCCAGTAAATAATTCACCAACCACCGCACCTGTTATTGCTGATTATACTGATAGTCATTATGAATTACAAAACGTTAAATTACTATGTAGAGTTATAACGCCACCCCCCGACCAATTATCAAAATTAATGTCTTCAAAATCAGGGGAATTAACCTTACAAACTATACATAGTTTCTATGATACGGCACAATCTTCAAATATGCAAATCAGTATGAACTTGGGATTACAGAAAGTTAAATCATTATTTATGAACTTTATTTCAAGTAAAGATTTAAATAATCTTTCTACTGACGGATTTGCTACACTCATGCCTACTAATCTTGACGGGTCTGTTGCTTCAATAAAATCATTACAATTTTTAAAAGGTGGTGTATCATTTCCAAAACATTATCCAAATAATACCAATTACTCAACTGATACTAATAATGTTCTTGCTGACCCTGAAATTATTAAAGATTATATTAATTCTGTAAGTGATATTAATAGAAGTAAAACAGGTTTAATGAGTGTTGAAAATGCTAATAGAAGATTTAATACCGCTACTACTGGTGCGGGCGTTCCAAATACATTTATTAATAATGGTGGAATGGTATGGGGTATTGGACTTAATTTTGAAAACTTTTTAGGTGGTTCTGGTATTGACCTTAACGGGCAACAATTCGGTTGTAATATTGATTGTGAATTAACTTCACAAAACGCTCAATCTATTTTCTTATTTGTAAACGCTGAAACCAGTATCGTATGGAATGAAAATGGGGTTCAAGTATTAAATTAATTACATGCAATTAAAATAAACCTTTTTTTTTAAATTAATTATTTTTTATTTTTTTTATATTAAATATTATAAATAAAATGAGTGATAAGAG